GTTGCTGACCTTAACTCTTCTGTAGTAAACGTTTGAGTTGGTTGCAATGTTATCTGGGGCAGTAGGAGCAGTAGCACCCTTAGCAAATGGATTCGCAACAACTCCATAACGAGTTTTGAATCCAATTTTTGGCTGGAAGGTTTGCTCACCTACAGCACGTACCATCTGGAGAGGTACATATGGGCAGTAGAAGAGACCAGCATCATAAGGAGATGCACCCTTATAACCAACAACATAGAACTGGTTAGCAGCAACGTTTGCTGCATATGGGTCGATATAGACTCTATACTTACCTTGGAGAACACCAGCAAAAGTATTACCAGTGTCATCAACCTGAAGGTTAGCATTGAGTGCTGGGGTGTAGTCAAGAACACCTGCCATGGTGAGTGCCGAAGCAACGTCAGCAGAACAGAGGATCATGTTACCCTTCCCTCTACGAGTTTGCTGTGCGATAGCGTTAGCATCGCGCTCGATTTGGAAAATAAGACCCTTGAACTTCTCAACTGACCAACGACCGTTGGAGTCAACGTCGAGGTCAAAAGTACCCTGAGTAGCAGTGTTAACCTGAGCACCAGGAACAGCAACCTTATAAATGGTACGAATGATTTCGCGGTTGATCTCAGCAAGAATCTCAGTTGAGAGAATATTTGCAAGTTCCGCTTCAGCATTCAGACCGTGAATTGCCTTGAGGTCTTGTGCGAGTTCTAAACTATACTCAGCCTTGAGTGCGCGTGACTTAGCAGTAACGGTAAGCTTCTCGATTGAGAAAGCCATTTCGTTAAAGTAATTGGTATTTCCGTCGCCAAGAGCTTCGGAATCACCAGTTGTCATACCTTCGCCAACATTATATGCTTGCTGGTTAGCATTGGTTGCATCAAGGATTGAAGGATTAGAACCTGCTTGACTGGTAGTACCTAAACCAACAGTACCATCAATAAATCCTGCGGTACGATTACGACTGTTGTTCTGACCAGAGAATGCCGAATCTGCTTCGTTGTAGAATGCTTCAGTTCCAGACTGGTTCTGATAACGTGAACGCATTGCGAAGATAAGTCCAGTAGGACCATTCATTGGTTGAACGCCACAAAGATCATAAGCGATCAAATTAGGCATTGAACGGCGAATAAGACTAATCAGAACAGGGTCGAAACCTGCTACTGGGCTTCCAGTGCCACCTGCAGCACTGCCACTAAATCCGCCAGTACCGGCAGAGTTGGTTGGGGAAGCTTCGTAAAGGAATGAACGCTCTTCACGAAGTTCTCTTTCTTGGTTTTCGAGCAGGATAGCGGTTACCGATCTACGATGTGAATCTTTGATTGGATCCATTCCTTGATAATCAAGGATTGGTGCCCACTTCTCCTGCAGATATTCTGCGTTGTACATCTGCATTGAAATTTACCTCTTTGAAAAAAAGTTTTGTTTGACTTTATAATCTAAAAATCAGTTTTTAGCGACTCTGCTAAGAGTTTGAAGATATGCTTCCATTATTGGTGAAACTGAGTGATCAGGTTCATTATAAGAAACTTCTTCTGATAAATTTTCAGAGTCATTTCTTTGAGCACTAGTATTTGATGAGAAATAAGATTCTCTCAGTGTTACCAGTTTCTCACGATAGTTTTCCTCACCATCAAACTCAACATTTTCGGCAAGAGAAGCGAGTTTGTCTTTCTGAGAAAGTGCAAGACCCTCAGCGACATCTGCAAAAATTACATCAGCAACTGACTCTGCTAATCTTTTATTAAGAGCAACATTTCTTTCGATTTGCTCGTTGAGTTTTTCTTCCATGTCATCAAGTTTATCTACCATACTCTCGATTACATCATATCTATCTTCAGGGATTGAAACATAATGATCTTCAAAAAGTTGCTTCATTCCATTAAGGAATGATTCAGTCATTTCGGTTTTAATACCTTGCTCAATTGCAAGAGCATTTTCTTGAATCCATTCATCAGCAACATACTCAAGATAGGAATCAACTCTTTCAGTTAATTCTTCCTTGATAAATTCAACTTCTTCGATTAAAGCATTTTCGTAGGTTTCTTGAAGTTGCTCTTTGATTTCACTAACTTTAGTTTTAATAGCAGCTTCAAAAATAGTACGTGCTTTTTCTTGGAATTCTTCAGAAAGATCTTCACCTGCAAGAAGAGCATTTACATCTTCTTCGATGTCGAACTCTTCTTCCACTTTCTTTTTACCTTTTTTCTTATCTTCTTCCTCTTCTTCGTCCTCGTCTTCTTCGTCTTCGTCTTCTTCAGAAGCTTCAGAAACTACTTCTTCATCTTCATCAAATTCTTCTTCATCAATAAGATCTTCATCATCTTCGGTCTCTTCTCTCACACCTTGACCTGGAGCAGCAACAGGAGTAGCGGAAGTTCTTGGGCCTTCTGCAGCACTAGCTTTTGCATTAACTACATTCTTAACTTGAGCAAGAGTTGCTCCAGGAGTTCTTAATGCTGCGGAACTATCATCTGGGCGATAATTCTGTGGAGTTGGACCGCCTAAGTCTTCCCAAGCACCAGTTTGTCCTGGAATCATTACGCCAGAAGGATTCTGTGCAATGTTGTGCATTGGTTCGGCAGATGCAGCCCCTTTGGTTACTACGTTTTCCATTTCTTGTAAATTTCTACCAACGGACATTTTAGATTGATTGTGTTATAATCTATATTTATTTATAATTTAAAGATTTGAAAGAAACTCTTGAAATAAATTAACTTTATGTTCACTGAGAGTTCTTTCATCTACTAAAGTATTAATTCTACGTTTTGTAGATTCTAGGAGTTTTTCACGAAGTATTCCTCCATCCCAAATCCATTCTTTGCCTTCCATAATTCCCTGAACAAATGCATCAGGAGCAGAAGGATCAGCAACAATATCAGCAGCGGTTGCTAACATAAAATCTTCACCAACAATTTTATGACCTTCATTGGTCATTTTTAATGATCCAACACCGCGAGAAGAAACACCAAGCATTACTCCTTCATCAATGAGAGATTTTGCAATCTTACCCATAGGAGTTTCAAGAAGTTGTGCTTTTCCTCTAAAGTTTGTTCCATTCTGTTCGAGGGAAACAATCTTATGAGAAACACGATCTAGATTTACTGTAGGTCCATCAGGATGTCCTAGTTCACCAAGAGCACGACCTTTATTGATAAAGGACTCTGTATATCTCTTTACCTCACGAGAAAGAGTATCCATTGGATACATTCTTCCATTACGGTTACAAATATCACCTTGAAGGAAAACTCCCTCAATGTACAGTTTTTTCTGAGATCCTTTTCCTTCAGTAATAAATTTAACTTGTGATACTTCTTCT